GAACCCTCTTGGGATATTGTAGACTATGATAATATTGCTGATGCTATGCGAAAAGCAGCACAAGAAGTTGGCATAGATTTAATTTGGGGTGCGGCATGGCACAAGATGCTTACTGTCTCACCAGATACAGCAGAGAATCTAATGAATGAATATATAGATTTGCGTAGGAGTGAAGGCAGAAGACCCTTCATTGATGGACCTCATTTCCAACTGGCAACTTGAGTTTGAGTTTGAGCCTGATGAGTTCGAGGATATTCCTGATGAGGATTATCTTCTTGCTCTTTGGCTAAGACTACCAGACGACCCATCTGATGATGTCTCTGATAACCTATTGAAGTGGATTAAGAGAGGGCTGTCAGAGGACAAAAGTTTAAAATAGTCGATACTATCTACGAACTATGTCCTCTCTGAGTCCTTGTTAATTCTTTCCTATAGCAACTTTATAGTAATCTCTCCATTTTTTTTCTTCTTCTTTATCTACAAGAATATCAGCAAGAGCTTCTCTTACTTCTTGTCTGATTACTTCTCTAAATATTTTTCCATCATTTGGAGCAAAGATTTTATCGAAGGATTCATATATATTTTTTTGACTCATAGTTTTCTCCTTTTGTCGTGTCCGTTTTAATCGTATTAAATCCTACACAAAATTTCGTGGGTAAATTAATACCCTATTTATTTACCTACAGTTAGTTTTCCCATAGCTTTCTCCTTTCAATATATAAAGCAATGATGTCTTCAAAGTTATCAGGCTTTCGAGGTGGTACTGTACTGTATATATTGTACGACTCGAAGCATCTGTTTTCGTTGTATACTTTTTCGCTGAGTGCTTGACATTCTCTTGCTGATTCGAGGTCTATGGTTAGCATGAGAATAATAGTGTGGGTCATCTTATCTATCATAACTCTCTCCTTTAATAAAAGCTAGGAGGTCAGGCAAGCAGAGCAGTATTAGACCTCCTAGCATATTTTAGGGTACAAAATTTTGGAGAAAGCTGACCCTAAAAAGGAATATCATCTGAACCTAAAGTTTTGTCAACAGATGATTGCGTATGATTCGCATTTTGTGTTTTATCAGTTAACTTTAATGATAACATATTTCCATAGTCACCTTGCTTTACCCAAGCGGCTACTCTTTTTTCTCCAGATGTTACGTTAGCAATGCCAGTAAAATCTGGTGAACCTTCTTTAGTGTTATCATTAATCCACATGCGACCTATCTTTAGGTAGATGTCTCTAACATCTTGTCCATCTTTTTGTTGCTCCTTAACAACGCAGACTCTGTTCTCCATGCCTTCATCATTAAGAGTTCCAGTACCTACAATTTGTGCTTTATCTTTATCGACTTGGAACACAGCACCAGTATTAGTATTATCGTATTCACTCATTGTTATCTCCTTTTAAAATGGGTTATTATTTTTTGTTTTGTCTGCTCCTGGCTCATACTTATTTCCATCATATTGACCAAGAAAAACATTAGCATCACACCCTATATGGGATAATGCTTTGGTTAAGGCATCTGTCATAGCTGATTTGGTTGCTTCTTCATCAGCTATTCTTCTTACTAAAGGCTTACCATTTACTTTTTCATCTGAAACAAAAGCTCTGCAACCTGATACTGGTCCAAATCTATTTTCTGGTAGTCCATGCCATACAGTTACAAAAGCTACTACCATCATAACATTTCCGTGTGTTGGAAATTCATACGTTGCATCATATCCCCAACCTATTCCTATTGGTCCGAATGTTTCAGTCATTTTTCTGATTTGATATTGAGCATCTATTGTATTAAATACTCTGCCTAATGTAACAGTTTTCATAAACTTTATATCTGTTTCACAAATCGAATTCCATATCTGCATATTTTCATGTTTCTTCATATCTTTTTTATGTCCTTCATCTTTAGGGTGGGGTTTGTTATTTGATAGAATTTTGTTTATATCTTTAGTCATTAGCTTTCTCCTTTACTTTAATGGTTCTTCTTTTTTCTGTAATGTTTACAGTTAATAAATCACAGTCCATTTGATATACATTATCCGGTATGTGGCTCATCAATTTCTTTTTGGCAGCCTCATTCTTTCTGGCTGACTGTAGTGTCTCAACATAATCATGTGCATCTGACATCCACTCATTGTCTCGGTTCATATTCATCTTTACTTTCCTATCAATAGGTATGCTCGAGATGTCTGGTGTCTCGGCATCCCTATTGCTAGGTGGCACTTTCTTTATAACATGCTCCCAAAACTGAGTGATCTTTGCCATCATGTTCATGGTATATACTTCGTCATAGGTAATATGTTTCTTCTCCCATTTAGTATTACCAAATATAACCGACAAGAATAAACCATCACACTTAAC